CAAAGGAACCCCCAAAGAGGTGGCGCCGGGGATGGCGCCGGCACAGACGATCGCCGTGACGGGCCTGGGGCCGACCCAGAAGGGCAAGGACTCGCACCCGACACCGCCCAGGCGCGTCCCGCCGCCCCCGTCGGGCGCGACCACCGGCCCCAAAGGGTCGCAGTCGGTCAACTACAACTCGCAGCAGGGCGACGCCCCAGCTGTCACGCACCTGGGCTCGTCGGGCCGTGATTACGCCGACCAGCAGGCGCAGCAACTCCAGGACAAGGGCGGCGCCTGATGCCCGCCAAGGAGGTGGGCCAGATGTACGTCGCCAACCAGTCGTTCGCGACCGTCGTAGACGGCGAGCAACTGTGGGTCTCCAAAGGTGACCGGGCCGAGAAGGGCGCCTCGATCCTAAAGAGGCACGAGGAGTTCTTTGACGTGGAGGACGAGACGAACATCCGCTTCAAGAAGCGTCCAACAGTCGAGCAGGCAACCGCCGCACCAGGCGAGAAACGAGGAGAAGAATGAGCAGCGAGGTAGCCGAACCCGAAGTCGAGCAGCCGGCTGAGGAGCCGCCGGCGGAAGAGCCCGCACCCGAGCCGGAGCCGGAGGCACCCGAAGGTGACGAAGGCGCCGAAGCATAAGCCCGGCATGGACGCCAAACAGGAGATGCGGCAAGCCTCGATCGAGGCGGTCGTGATCCGCGCCGACGGCAGCCGCGAAGACCTCGGCGTCGTCTCCTTCTGGCATCGCAACCCTCTACGCCGACTGTGGTGGAGGGTTGCGCATGGCCGCTAAGAAACAGAAGCTGGGAATCGAGCGGCTCGAGCAGATCCAGGCGACCGCCCAGTCATTGGCGCTGAACCCGAAACAGGCGGACGCCAAGGCGGCCGCGAATCTTGCAGAGGAGGCTGCCGGTCTCGCGCTGGAGCTCCTCCAGGAGAAGGAGGGCTGACCCGTGGCGACCGTCGTCACCAACGCAGGCCGAGACATCGTGACCAACCGGCTGAAGAGCGCCGGCACCGAGCCGTTGAACATCGGCTGGGGCACCGGCGCAGGAACGGCCGCCGTCGCCGACACCACCCTCTACACCGAGAAGCTCGTCGACCTCTCCACCTCGGCCGGCACCGATCACACGGTCGGCACGTCGACGCGGCAGACGACGACGGTCACCAACGACACCTACCAGGTCGTCGGCACAAGGACGGCGACCGGGGCGGGGACGGTCACCAACGCCGGCCTGTTCGACGCCGCCTCCGGCGGCAACCTGTTCCTCAAAGGCGACTTCACCGGGATCGGGCTCGCCTCCGGCGACTCGATCCAGTTCACGATCAAGGCGATCTTCGCCTAGAGATGGCGCGTCTCTACATGGCCGGAGCCGAGATCGGAGTTGGCGGGACGGCACCGCAGAATACGAGTCCCGACGGCCTCGCGAATACGACTGGGGCGGCCACCATGACGCGGGATACCTCTGTGTTCCGCAGCGGAGTCGCGTCATACAAACATGTGGTGGGTGCGGCGGGCACCTTTGCCTATATGACCTATACGCCTTTGACGTTCGTGGATGGAAATACCTATTACATGCGGATATATGTCAACGTTGCAGTCGCTCCCACCGCCGCCCCATTCATCATGAGTTTGGGAGGTTCAATCAACGATCCGTCGATAGCTCTAAACACCACCGGGAAACTGCAGATGTACATCAACAGTTCTCCGGTGAGTGGAGCCTCTGTCGCTTCGATCGCGGATGGAGCATGGCACAGAGTCGAACTTCAGGCTGTCGCGGGTACGGGGACATGGACATCCGAAACCGCACTACTTGACGGAACCCAGTTTGTCACTACAAATACGGTGCAGACTCGCACGAACGGGATCATCTGGGGCGTTGAGCCGATCGGAGCACCGAACGCCGGCTTCACGTTCTATAGCGACGATATTGCTGTCAACGATTCGACTGGCGCCAATAACAACACCTATCCCGGTTCTGGTTCTGTCGTGTTGTTGTCGCCGACGGCTGATAGTGCGGTAGGGACTGGTTGGGTTACCGGCGCGGGCGGTTCGACGAGCCTGTTCGATGCTGTGAACGGGACGCCGCCGGAGGGTGTGGCGGATACCGGGACGGCGACGAGCCAGATCCGCAACGCGACCTCGAACGCGACCAGTTACGACGCCACCATGACCACCTACACGGCTGCAGGCGTCGGAGTGGGCGCGACAGTCAACGCGATTCTGCCTGTGACTGCGACCGCGGCCCCGGTCACGACCAGCTCTAAACAAGGAACGGTTGGCGTCGTCTCCAACCCGGCGATCACCAACGTCGCACTTGGAGCGACTGGCACCGCTGGCGCGTTCTGGTCTGGGCTCGCCGGAGGCACCTATGGCGCAGGTTGGAAGTGGTCATTCGGCACGATGACCGAGGCGCCAACCGTGACGCTCGGCACCGCCCCCGTGATGCGCGTCACGAACTCGACGGCGTCGACCAGGATCGCCGACGTCTGCTCCATGGGTATCTACGTCGACTACACCGCGGCCGTCGCCGTGGCGCCGACCCCTGACATCGCGATGGCCCGATTCGTCACATGAGGAGCTAAATGGCTGTTTATTCAGGAGGAGCGAGAACCACCGCCGCACCGACAGCAACCCTCCCCGGCATCAGCCTCTACGCGACCAACGCCGTCACCTTCTCGATCCTCGAGATCGGGATCTCCAATACGACTGCGGTTGCCTGCACCGTCGGACTGTGCCGGCTGACCTCGGCGGGCACGCAGGGGGCAGCGATCACCGAAGCATCCTTGGGGCAGGGCGGCGTAACTAACACCTGCACGATGGTCAACTCGCACACCTCCACCGGGCCAACGCTGACGGATTTGGGTTACCGCTGCACGCTGGGCGCCTACGCGGGGGCGATGGTGATCTGGTCGTTCCTCAACGGCGAGCTCGAAGTGCTCGCCTCGACGGCGAACGGTGTCGGCATCTGGTGCCCGACTGGGACAGGTCAGGTCGTCGACGTCTACATGAAATGGCTCGAGGGCTGAATGTCTAGAGCGGTCCCGCAGCCGCATCTGGTCGCCAGGCTCGGCTGGTTCTCGATCCCGCCTCCCGCCGGCGGGATCACCAACCCGCAAGCGTTGACAGCAGACATCGTCCTCGTCACCGCCACTGTTGTCCGGCAGGCGAACAAGTTCCTGACCGGGACGGCGATCGTCAGTACCGCTGCTCGAGTCTTGCTGGTCGCCAAGTTCGCCACCGCGACCGCGGTTGTCAGTACCGCCTCGATCGGGCGCAGCGTGAACAAGTTCCTGACGGCCACCAACGTCGCCGTGACCGCCTCCCTCACGGCACTCAGGGTCTTCTTAAAAGCCCTGACCGCGACTACGGTGGCCGCCACCGCCAGCCTGGTCAAGCAGGCGAACAAGCCGCTGACCGCGACCACGCTCGCCGTAACGGCCGGCCGCGTGCTCCTGGTCAACAAGGCCCTCTCCGCCACCTCTGTCCTGACGGCGACAATGGTGGCGCTGCGGGTCTTCCTGCGGACGCTTGCCGCGACCAGCGTCGTTGTGAGTGCGACGCTGGTCCGCCAGGCGAACAAACCGCTGACGGTCACCGTTGCAGTCACCGCCACGATCGTCCGACTGGTCGCGCACGCCTTCACTGCCACCTCGGCTGTGACCGCCACGATCCGCAAACAGGCGAACAAGCCGCTCACCGCAACCGCCGTCGTGACGGGAACGCTCGCCGCGCTCAAGGTGCTCATCCGCGCCCTGACCGCGACCACAGTCGTCCTCACCGCCAGCATGGTCAAGCAGATCGGGAAGCCGCTGCAGGCCACGGTTGCAGCCACCGCCTCCGTCATCAAGAGCGTCGGCAAGTTCCTCTCCCAGACCATCGCGGCAACGGCAAGCCTGGTACCTCAGTTCATCTCCGGTGCCGGCACGGTCTTCCCCCAGGCGTTGGCTGCGACCGTTGTCCTCTCCGCCACGCTCGGCCGCCGAGTCAACAAGATCCTGACGGCCACCGTTGTCGCCACCGCGACCATCGCGAGACAGGTCAGCCATCTACTCACCGCCACAGTTGCGGCGACCGCCACGATCGCGAAGCAGATCGCGAAACGCCTGACTGCCGTCACCGTCGCAGTCACGGCCTTGATCTTGGCGCTGCGCGTCTTCGCGCGCGCGCTCACCGCGACGGTCGCCGTCAGCGCAACCCTGAGCAAGCTTGTCGCGAAGCCGCTCAGTGCCGTCGTCGTTGCCACCGCAGTCGTGACGCGACGGATCACGAAGACGCTGACGGCGGCCGCAGTCACCGTCACCGGGCTGATCGGCACCATCATCCAGATCCTCAGCAGCATCTACACCCTCTTCTTCGGCCGCCCCAGCCCCGACGCCAACGAATACGAGGGCACCCCCGACACCGCCGGCCTGAACGGGAACGGCGACACAGCCGGCCTCGACGGCAACCTCGACGCGGGCGAGTTCGCACCGCCGAGCCCGAGGCGCGGATGAGCAGCCAGCTCGTCTTCTGGGTCGGCAACCAGAACCCCTCCATCACCGAGACGGTCCTGAACGACGACGGCACCGCGCACGACCTGACCGGGCAGACCGTCAAGTTCAGGATGCGCGCCGTCGGCTCCGCCATCCTCAAGGTCGACACGGCCGCCACCGTCGTCTCTTCGCCCGCCGGCACCGTCCGCTACGACTGGCAGGCCGCCGATGTTGACACGGCGGGCCAGTACCTCGTCTGGTGGCAGGTGACCACCACCGCCGGCGGCAAGACCCAGGACATGGCCGAGGCGCTGATCGAGTTCCGCGTCCACTCCAACCCGGCCGTCTACCTGGAGCTGGAGCAGTTCAAGTCGACGCTCGAGCTGACCGGCACCACGTTCGCCGACCAGGACCTGGAGCAGACCGCCCAGGCCGCGAGCCGGGCCGTCGACCAGGCCTGCAACCGTCGCTTCTGGCTGGACACGGGCACCGCCAACATTCGCTACTACACGCCTAGGGCGCTGCGCTTCATGCCGATCGACGACCTCGTCACCCTGACCTCGGTCGCGATCGACCGCTCCGGCACCGGTACCTACACGGAAACGTGGACGTCGGGCGCCGACTTCGTGCTGGAACCGTTCAACGCGCCCTCCGCGGTGCCGCCGTCACCGTTCGAGAACCTGCGCGTGCGCGCCCTCTCGGGGCGTTGGCTGCCGACCTACATCGAGAAGAGCGTCCAGGTGACCGGCCAGTTCGGCTGGTCATCGGTCCCTGACGATGTCCAGACGGCCACCCTGATCCTGGCCGCCAAGCTGTTTCGGCGTTCCAGGGAGGCGCCGTTCGGGATCGTCACCGTCGGCATCGACGAGGGCGCGGCGATGCGGATCGCCCGCACCGACCCGGACGTGCACGTTCTGCTTGCCCCCTACAGCCGCCACGTCCCGCTGATCTGATGACGGCGACGCTGACAGGGCTCCGCCAGGCGTTGGCGGCGAACCTGGCGCGCCTCGGCGACGACATCCAGGTTTCGGCCTACATGCTCGCGAGCCCGACGCCGCCGACGATCCACCTGTACCCGTCCGAGGTCACCTACGACCTCGCAGCCCGCCGCGGCCTGGACATGTGGTTCTTCACGGTGCAGGCGTTCGTCGGCGCGACCAGCGACATCGGCGCCCAGAAACGACTGGACGGCTACATCGACCCCAAGGGCAGCCAGTCCGTCAAGCAGGCGATCGAGTCGGACAGCTACCTGGCCGGCCAGGCCGGTGACGTGACGGCGCTCTCCTGTAGCGGCTACCGGATCTACACGCGCGAGGGCGGACCGCCGGTCCTCGGCGCCGAGTGGCGCATCCAAGTGTTGGCGGCAGGCAACTAGAGGAGGAACCGCATGACGCTACTCACGACCCAGCAGATCAGCCGGGCGGGGGTGACGCCCGCCTACACGGCAGTCACCGCATCGGACACGTTCGCGCCCGGCTCGCAGACGTTCATCCACGTCAAGAACGCCGGCGCCTCACCCGACACCTGCGTGATCCAGGTGCTGCAAGGCGACCCGGCCGGGCTCACCGTCGCAGACGTGTCCGTCTCGGTCACCAACGCGCAGGAGCGGATGATCGGGCCGCTACCCCAGTACTTCTTCGCCGACCCGGTCACCGGCCTCGGCACCGTCACCCACGGCTTCACCACCTCCGTCACCAGCGGCATCTTCCAAGTGAGTCAGCCGTGAACACCTACAAGGTGCTGCTGCCGCTCCAGGTCGACACGCGCGAGGGTGGCAGCTTCAAGCAGGGCGAGGAGTTCGAGACCGAGTTCACGCCCGACGAGGAGGAGGCGAACCTCGCCAACGGCCTGCTCGAGATCGTGCCGCAACGCTACAAGGTGATCGGCGGCAGCCGCGTCTACGACACCGCCCCCGGCGACGAGTTCGAGCGGGCCATGACGCTCGGCCAGGAGCAGCTCCTGATCGAGGGCGGCGCGATCGAGCGAGTGGAGACGAAGAAGGCGACGACGAAGAAGAAGGAGGCGAAGGACTAGATGGCTATCGGAACCCTCACCAACGCCATGATCTTGATCAACGGCGTTGACCTGTCCGACCACTGCTCGGCAGTCCACCTGACCGACAGCCGGGCCAACATCGACATCACCGCGATGGGCGCACTCAACATCGCGTATACGAAAGGGCTGGGTGACGCGACCGCGGCGTTCGACTTCTTCCAGGACACGGCCCCTGGGAAAGTTCATTACACGCTGCAGCCGCTGATCGCCTCGACGACAGGTGTCACCGTTGAGGTCAGGCCGAACAACGCGATCAGATCAGCCCTGAACCCGGCCTACCTGATGACGGCGCTCTTGTTCGATTACCCGTTCCTCGACGGGAAGGTCGGCGACGCGAACCTGGCGTCGTACACGTTCCGCAACTCGTCCCAGGCCGGCGTCACCTATCCGATCGCCTAGATGCCGGGCGCGTCCGAGATCAAGATCAAAGGCCAAGTCGAGCTCGAGCGGGCCTTCCTGGAGCTACGCAAGGAGGTGCTCGTCGAGTTGAAGCCGATGATCGCCGGGCTGGCCGAGGTCGTCCGTGTCGACGCCCAGTCCAGGGCGGGCGCGGAGATCGCGAACATCGGGCCGCGCTGGCAGCGGATGCGGGTCGGCGTCACCATCCGCGGCGCCTACGTCGCCCCCAAATCGAAACGCACCAGCGGATCACCCAGACGGAACCTGGCCGGTGAGCTGATGGACTCGATGCAGGGCGCACTCGACTCCAAGCGGGCGTTCATCGAGCGAGGCTTCGAGGAGCTCGTCACCGTGTCGGCCGCCAAGAACGGCTTCTACTAGGAAAGGACCCGAATGGCGAAACTCAAGATCGAAGGGCTCCCCCAGCGCGACGGCGAATACGACCTCGACATCTCCAGGTTCACCGGCACCGAGTTACACACCGTCAAGGAGATCTCAGGTGTCAGGGCGGGCGAGTTGCAGGAGGCGCTCGCCGCCGGCGACTACGACCTCGTCGTCGCCATGACCGTGATCGTGCTCCGCCGCGCCGGCCAGACCGTCGACCCGGCCGAGATCATGGAGGCCGAGGTGGGCGCGATCACCGTCGACTTCGACGACGCAGAGGTCGTCGAGGAAGAGCGCCCCCCGTCTTCACCGACGCCGAGTGGAAACTCGAGCTCGTCCGACGCCGCCGCAAGCGAGAACGGTGGCACCGAAACTTCTGGGCCGGATTCGAGCGAAGCTGGGGACCAGCCTCCGAGCCCCCTGAAAGCTATTGGCAGCCTTGGCTAGGCAGCGAATGCGGGCTGCGCCCCGGTGACCTGGGCGACCTCACCCCGTACCAGTTGGACGCCTGCCGCGACTGGGCGCGTGCGAAAGGTGTGACGTTTGCCTAGAGCACTGATCGTCGAGATCCTCGGCAACGCCAAACAGTTCGGTGAGGAGCTGGACCGGGCTGCCGGCAAGACGCGCTCGATGGGCAAGGTGGCCGGGGTCGCCGGGCTGGCGCTCGCCGGCGGGCTCGCGTACGGGTTGGAGAAGAGCGTCAAGGCGGCGATGGCCGCGGAGACGTCGACGGCCCGGATGGATCAGGCGTTCAAGGCTTCGGGCGAGTCGGCGAAGAGGTACAGCGGTCAGATCGACGCGGCGGAGACGTCGAGCCGCAAGCTCGGCTTCTCCAACACGGACGTTCGCCAGTCGCTCGGGTCGCTCGAGATCGCGACCAAGGACCCCGCCAAGGCATTCAAGGATCTCGGCGTCGCCGAGGACATTGCCCGCTTCAAGCACGTCGGGTTGGCTGACGCCTCCAAGGTGTTGACGATGGCGATGTCCGGCTCGCAGCGCGCCACCAAACAGCTCGGCCTGACGATTCAGCCGGTCACGTCGACCTACGACGCCTTGAAGGCGACGATGCACGGCGTCGAGACGGCGCAGCAGAAGCAGGAGCTCGCTGCCGCCAAGGCGATCGACAAGCAGAAGACGGCGCAGGAAGTGATCGCCCTCGTCACGGAGAAGCTGCACGGCCAGGCTGCCGCGTTCGCCGGCACCGCCGCGGGCGGCATGGCCCAGTTCCACGCCCAGACCGAGGCCTTGCAGGAGAACCTGGGCAAGACGCTCCTCCCGGCAGTTGAGGCGGTGACGACGAAGCTCGCCGACCTGGCCGGCTACCTCGCCACGCACACGACGCTCGCCAAAGCCTTGGTTATTGCTTTAGCCGGAGTCGCCGTTGGTCTTGGCGTAGTGAAGCTCGCAACTATCTCGTGGAGCGAGACGCTGCTCGCCAATCCCGTCTTCCTGGTCATCGCGGGCCTGGTGGCACTCGGCGTCGCACTGTACGTCGCCTACCAGAAGTCGAAGACGTTCCGCGACATCGTCAACCAAGCCTTCTCCAGCATCAAGGCCATCGCCGCCTCGGTGATCGACTTCCTCAGCCAGGCATGGAAGAAATGGGGCAGCGACATCGTCGCGGTCGCCCACATCTACCTGGGCGGCCTGATCGCCTACTTCAAGACGGCCTGGGACATCATCAGCGGCGTCTTCAAGATCGCACTCGACCTGATCCACGGCAACTGGGGCAAAGCCTGGGACGACCTGAAAGCAATGGTCCACGTCGTCTGGGACAACATCGTCAACCTGTTCAAGACGGTGCTGCCGCTGCTGGGCAAGCTCGCCGCAGACATCGGGACGGGTATCTACAACGGGATCATCAAACCGCTGGCAAAGCTGCCAGGGCAACTCCTGAACGCGATCAAGGACGGGATCAACTCGGCGCTCAAGACCGTGGCCGGCTGGGTCGTCGGGGCCGCGGAGGCGATCGGCAAGGCGATCCTGGACGGGATCACGCACGGCATCACCGGCCTCGCCGGTGGGCTCGCCGACAAGCTGAAGAACGAGGTGGGGGGCGCGTTCAGCTCGGCCAAGCATTTCCTGGGGATCGGGTCGCCGTCCGCCAAGGCCGCCGCCGAGATCGGCAAGCCCATCGCGGACGGGATCATCCTCGGCTTCCTCGAAGGCACCGCCAACCTGCCCTCCAAGATGAGCAGCGTCCTGCGGGCCGCACTCGAGCAGGCACGGAAAACGGTCAGCCAGGAGGTCAGCAAGATCGGCACCGAGTTCGGCAAGATCAAGTCGATCGCCGACCAGGCGCTACAGGCGATGTTCCCGACCAGCGCCGCAGACACCCCGGCGGGCAAACAACTCGCCGCCCTCCAGGCCGCCCACGACGCCGCCGCCGCCGCCCAGACGTTGGCGGATGCCAAGGGGGCGGTGGTGAGCGCCCAGGCGCAGGGTGCAAAGGATCTAGCTGCGGGCGCGGACCCGCAGACAATGGCGGCGGACCAGAAGGCGATAGACGACGCCATCGCGAACGTCAAGCAGATCGAGGCCGACCAAGCGTATGCGGCCCAGGTGGCCTCGCTGACAGCGCTGGCGCAGTCACAGGCGGACGCGAACGCCAAGAAAGAAGCGAACGAGCAACAGGCGATGGACCGTGCGCTCGCCAAGCTGCAAGCTCACCTCGCCAAAATAGGGGCGAGCCACAAGGACTCGCAGGATGCGATCCTGAAACTGCTGGCCGGCTACGGCGTCGGCTACGAATCAGTCGGCCAAGATCTGGGCGCCCAGTTCGCCAAAGGATTGAAGCAGGGGATCAAGCTGGTATCAAAGGCGGCGGAGGAGCTCGCCAAGGAGATCGCCAAATACCTGCCCCACTCGCCCGCCGAGAAAGGCCCGTTGAGCAAAGAACCCGAATGGGAGACGTTCCTGCTCGGCGGCCTGCCCTCCGCGACTGGGCGCGTAGGAGACATCTTCGGTGGCATCGGTGGCGCGACGATGGGAGCCAGTCCAGGGACGGCGGGTGGGCTCCACGTCCACGTCCACGCCGACACCGTGATCGGCGGCGACATGAAACAAGTCGCCCAGGACCTCTCCTACCCGATCCGGGACGCCCTGGTCAGGATCGGCCGCCGTGAGGGCGACATCCTAGGAGGGTTCGCCTAGTGCCCGTCCAGCTCGACCGGGCGGGGCGGCTCCCCAGCCTGGTCGTCGAGGTCGACCGCACCAACCAGCCGACCAACCCTGTCCGCGTCTGGACGGAGATCACCGGCTACATCCGAAACCAGGGCGGCGGACTGTCCGGCCGCAACGACGAGTTCCAACGGACGACCCCCGGCACGCTGCAGCTCCTGCTCAACAACCGGGATGATGCGGGTGTCCGTTTCGAGACGTTGGGCGTGCAGAAGGCCCAGTGGGTGCGGGTTCGGGCAGTGTGGCAGGGGACGACGTATCCGGTTTGGCAGGGCGTGATCGAGGGGCTGCTCAGGCAGTGGCCGAGCGCCGGCCGGGACGCGACGCTGCAGTTGACCGCGGTCGACTCGTTGAAGCTGTGCCGCCTCTACGACCTGGCCGGCACGACGTTCCCGGCGCAACGGGTCGATCAGAGGATCGTCGCAATCCTGGCGCTGGTTGGGCTCCCGGTTGGCTACTCGAGCGCCGTCGCCGGATTCGCGCCGTCGCTTTACTGGCGGCTCGGCGAGAGCGCCGGAACGACGGCTGCGGATGCAAGCGGCAACGGGCGCAACGGAACATACGGTGCAGGGGTGACGCTCGCACAGACCGGCCTACTCGTCGGCGACGCCAACACATCCGTTCTGTTCACCAATGCCATCACGTCGGTCGTCACTTCCGCCTATTCACCTTTCGTCGCCGGCTCCAAACGAACATTTGTAGGACTTGCGAACCGCACCGCCACGACAGACGCCGACGTGTTGTTCGGGGATGCATCGGGGACGACAAATCTTCGTCTCGCTGCCGCCAGTAACGACGTCCAGTTTATTAGCGCGTTCCTTCTGACCTGGGCGGGTGCCTGGCCGGGCATTTCCCAAACGGTTCATTGGGCGCTCACCTATGACGACACGACTTTTCTGGGAGAACTGTTCATCAACGGCGTCTCGCAAGGGCAGAAAATGGCCGTAGTACCCCTCGGCGCCTCCACCACTTTTCAGGCTGGTCTTAGTGGTGCCAGCGCTGCCCCGTTCAACGGCAAGATGGACGAGATCGCCGTCTATGAATACATTCTCACCGCCCGGGAAGTTCAGGCGATCTACTACACGAGTACGATCGCCGCAGCGGGAACCCTCGACACCGACACCGACACCGTCGACGCCGTCGCGACGCCCTTGTCACCCAACTCGTTCGCGCTCGACCAACTGCTCGCGCTCGAGGGCTCCGACAACGGCCTCCTGATCGCCAACCCCGACGGCTCCATGAGCTACCAGGGACGCCACTGGCGATACGTCAACGCCGTGACATCGACGCTGACGCTTGCCGACGACTTCACCGGCGTCCCCTACCGCGACAACGCCCAATACCAGGACGACGACAGCCGGCTCGCCAACGTGGTTAGCGTCACACCGCTCGGCGCTTCCACGCCTGTCACCGTCGTGGACAGTGCGAGCCAGGCCGAGTATTGGTCGCGCACCAACCCGAGCGTCGACCGCAGCCTCCTCTCCAGCAGCGTCAGCCTCGCCACTTCGGCGGCGCAGTGGCTGCTGCACAAATACAAGGACCCGTCGCCGCGCCTGCCGACCGTCACCGTCGACCTGATGGCCGCCCAGCAGAGAAGCAACGGCTACGTCGCCAGCCTGCTGGCCGCGGCGAACAGCCAACGCTGGACCTGGAAACGGCAGACGGCCAGCCCGGTCAATCAGGACGTCTACGTCGAGCAGGTCTCCCATGAGATCGACCCGCGCGTCCCATCCTGGACAGTGACGCTGCAGCTCACACCGGCCGACACCGAGTCGGCCTGGATCCTCGGCCACACCACCTACGGCGTCCTCGACTCGACGACAAGGCTCGCCTACTAGATGGCCGTCCCCTTCCAGACCGCGGAGGTCGTCACCGCCGTCGAGATGAACGAGCTCGCCAGGGCGCACTGGCGCAAGACGACGGCCAAGGTTGTCGCCAACACGGTCACGGAGACGGATCTGTTGAATGGTGAGATCACGATCGACGCTGGGGCGATGAGCACGAACCGGATGCTGCGGCTAACGGCGCTCGGGGACTCCATCAATAACACCGGTGGAACGGTGGCGATTCCTCGAATTAAACTCAAACTGGGAGCGACAACGATCATCGACTCGAATGTGCTCGCAGCGGTCTGGGGTACTAGCACGAACCGTCTGCCGTGGCGATTTGACGTACTGATCCAGAATCTCGGAGCCGCCAACTCCCAATGGTCGGATCTCTCATTCCGCCAAAGTATTGCGGGAGGCATCGCTGGCGTGGCCGCCATGACGACAGGCGAAGGAGTCACCGTGACCACCGCCAGCAACAACGTCTGGGAGATCAGGGCCGCTGGCACGTCGGCGGTTGATACGACAGCGGCGCAAGCCCTCGCGTTGACGACCACCCTGGCAACAGCTAATGCACTCGAGGACATGACGTTGAAGTTCGCGACCGTCGAGCTCGTCTAAAGGAGAAGGAATGGAGATAGAGACGAACGTGATCGCGGACGAGCCACCGCTCGAGCCGCAACCCGAGCCCGAGCCGCAACCGGAGGCGCCGGAGGGCGCCGTCGACGGGCCTGACCCCGACGAGCCACCGGCGGAGGACTGATGCGCAGCTACCAGATGACGTCACCGCTGATGCGCGGCGACGAAGTGAAAACCGTGCAACGCCGGCTGGCGGGCACGAACCACTTCAAGGAGAACTACCGGCCCGGCCCGATCGACGGCATGTTCGGGGAGGCGACCGCGGCCGCCTGCTACCGCGCCAAATACGCGCTCGGCTACCCCAAAGAAGGTCTCAAGCGCACCTACGGGCCGACCCTCGACAACTACCTGACCGGCAAGACCGGCCTGCCCGCCGACTATGCGAAACGGCGGCGTGACCGCAAACAGCAGGCGACCACGGTGACGCCGCTACGCCAGAAGGCGTTGAAGATCGCCCGCGACAACCTGGGCGTCGCCGAGTCGCCGCCCGGCTCCAACCGGGTCAAGTTCTCCGCCTGGTACGGGCTGACCGGGCCGTGGTGCGCGATGTTCGCGAGTTACACCTATGACACGCAAGGCAGCAAGGCGTTCCTGCGTGGCTCGCGCTACTCGTATGTGGGGGCGATCACCGCCGCCGCTCGTGTGGGCGGCCGTGGCCTGGCGATCGTGCGCGACCCGCAACCCGGCGACCTCGTCTGCTGGGGCGACTACCACATCGGCCTGTTCGAGGCTTGGACGTCGACGGGGTTCAACTCGATCGAGGGCAACTACGCGAACAAGGTGTCGCGCGTGACGCACTCGCGTGGTCGCGAGGTGTTCGTGCGGGTGACGAACTGATCGCAGCGTTCACGCAGACGGAGATCATCTTCTGGTCGGTCTTCAGCTTTGTCTATCTGCTGGCGCTGCTCTTTTTTGTGCGGGCGCTCTTGCGTGGCCCGAGGCCGATCCATTGGCGCCGGTTCAGCCTGGGAGTGTTCGTCGAGAAGACGAGGGACCCGGGGGACACGGACGACGAGGAGGAGCGGTGAAGGTTCGCTTGGCGCCCGGTGATGTCGCGTTGCTGGTGATTGCGGCTTGTGTGGTGTGGGCGCTGATCCACGGCTGGGGCTAGTCCGTTCAGCTAATCCGCTGCTCCAGCTCCTCGATACGCCGCCGCAGATCCGCAATCTCATCCCGCTGCACCGGCTCTGACAAGAAATAGTCGGCCGGCAAGATCAGCCCCGCCTTCGAGAACGCGCCCGCGAGACGCGCACTGTTCGGGGCACTGACACCGACACCAGGCTTGTTCCTCCACTTGCTGATCTGACTGCGCAGACTGTCGACCTGTCCCTGAGTCGCCTTGCTCCCGGCCATGAGCCGGGCGATCTGGCGATGCGAGAAGCCGGTCTGGCGAAACGCCCCATCGAGCTTTTCTTGGAGGGAGCCGTCACGACGCGGCTCACGAGTTGACACAGCGTCATTGTCCGTCGCCTGTGGGTGGCGTCAAGAGTGGCAGCGCTCCTGTCACGACTTGACACGGGTGTCAAAGCGTGTCATTATGCGTCACTTCATGACGACCAAGCCACGGACACATTTCGGCGACCAACTCCGTCTCGAGCTCGACCGGCAGCGGTTGAGCATCCGCAAGCTCGCGCACACGATGGCCCCGGCGAATCCGGAGCCGATGCGTCGCAATCTCGCCCGTTGGATCGGCGGTTACAACCAGCCCAGCCGCATCCACCGGGTGATGGTCGCCGACGCTCTTGGCGTGCCGCTGGAGACGTTCGACGAGGACGACGAGGAGTCGGACCCGGTGAGCCTGGACGAGTACCTGCGCCTGCGCGTCCGTGAGGCCCTGCAGAGGGAGGGGCGCGAGGTGATCCTCGAGCTCCTCCACATCCAAACCCAAACGGAAGAAACCAGCCAATGAAAAGGCTCCTACTCATCGCCCTCGCCCTCTTCGCCGTCACCGCCGGTACCGCCTACGCGGCCACCCAGTCGGTGCACGTCCGAAACGGCGACAACATCTACTCCGCCAAGGTCCTGTGCGTCGTCCGCCAGAACGCGATCACCTGCGGCGCCAACGGCCAGTCCAAAGTCACCGTCACCGCCAGCAGCCAGGGCGTCGGCGTCCAGGTCAACGGCCACGCCAGGCTGGTCTGCCTCAACAACGGCATCTGCGCCAAGCCATGACCCAAGATCCGGTCTCCCCTATCCCGACAGACCCTCAGGCCAAAGAACCCCCCAGCCGGGGCGGGGAGACCGGGATCGTCGTCCCCGCACCCGAAGGACTCCTCAACATCGAAACCGGCGAACTCCTCCCCGCCACCGTCGACAACGCAGCCATCGTCATCCAAGCCTGCCGCGACATGAGAGCCGGCCTCAACGACATCGTCAACCAGGCAACCGCCTGGCTCGTCTCCGAAGCCGAACGGCGCGGCACCAAAACACTGCACACCGACGAGACAACGATCACCCTGACGGGCGGCCTGGGCCAAGAGTACGACGCCCAGGACTTGATGATGCTGCTGCGCGAGGCTGGCTGCCCGGAGGACCGGATCGAGGCAGCCGTGGTGGAACACGTCGAGTACCGCGTCAACCGCTCCGTGTTGAAGCAGCTCGCCGTGAACCAGGAGTACAAGGCTGCGATCGGCCTCGCCGCTCGCGAGATCGAGAAGCCGTGGCGGGCCAGCGTGAAGACGAGGAGGGATTACCAGTGACCGACCTGATCGAGGGCGAAGTTGTGGACGCGGACCTGATCCCATACACGCCCTCGCCGCCGCCCGTG